CCTCGCGACCGTGCCGAGGCGGCCGGCCGCCGCGCCGCCCATGGAGGCGGCGGTCGTCGAGGAGGCGTTCGAAGAGGAGGTGGTGGTGGAGGACGTGCTGCCCGCGGATTTGCAGAACGACCGCAACTTTACGAGCCTTGCGGAATTGATGCGATGAAAACAAAACATTATAATGATCCTACAATTTTTTCTAATCCTACAATTAAAAAAAAAATGCACAACTTACGCGCACGCGTTGACGAGCACGAGCACCGTCATGGGCGGGATTTGGAAAAGCGACGGCTGTACAACTTCGCGTTGCGCGGCGGGGGGGGCGATGGGGTGGACAACAGTTGGGGGGCGTGGGCCACCTGGGCCGTCGGGGGCGTCGTGGATACCGTCGGGGCCGTCGTGCCGGCCGGGTGCCAGTATAAAGTCGGAGAACTGTGCGAAGTGTTTCGAGGACAGTCCGAGGAGGAACAAGCGGCAATCATCGGCGACATCGCGAAACGGTACCCAACGTTGATGATGGCGCCGAACAACAAACTCTTTCAAAAATGCATGTCGGGGGAACTCGTGGGGTTGGACGATTTCGACGACTTTGAATTGTCGACGTGGGGTGTCAAATCGAAACTTGCGCTGGCGAAAGAAGTGCTCATCGACGTCGCGGTGCAGAAGGCCCAGTACGTCGGGGAGAATTGTTACAAGAACTCGTTGCTCTTTTACTGGTTCTCCGGCAACGCGGCGGCCATCGATCTGAGCCGTTTCAGAGCCATCGACGGTTTGGTGCCGTGCGAAGGTTCGAACAAATTTACCCAGGCGTTGCAGACGAACTTGAACATCAACGTGGACGACATCCTATCGGCGGAGAGAGTCGAAGGGCGCATGATGGAAGAGATCCTCAACAGCGCGCGGTTTCGTACGGTCCAGTGGGCGATCACGAAGGAGGTGGACAAGGACGAAATCACGGGGAACCGCCAGTTCGATTTTTACGGGGAGTACTTGCAGATGAAGGGTGCCGGGAAGAACACGTTCTTCACCCGTATCATGGAAGGCGACAAGTTCGCGACGTACTTGTTTGCCATGATCCCGTTCAAGATCCACACCAACGTCTACGGGCAGTTTCCGTGGGACAGCCTCCGGGACAAGATCAATTTCATGATCTCCGCCTCGAACGTCCACTCGAAGAAAACCGTCTGTTCCTCGTACGCGAAATTCTCGTACAGCATTTACGCCCACTTGGACGTGGAACCGAAGAAGAAGAAGAAGAAGGGCATATTTCATAAATTCCAGCGGGCGGCGAAGGAGATCAACGAAAAAGACACGGCTGACATTTTAGCGCTCCTGCAGGAAACGTACCATACGACGTTGGCGACGACGCGACGAAAGAAGAGTACGGTAGTGCTGCCGGACGCGGTCATGCACGGATTCTTCGACGAGGTATGGGGGGCACACTTGGGCGAAACCGTGGCCCCGTTCGAGGCCCCCAAGGTCGAGGCATACAGCGCAGACCGACGGTATCTTCGCGGCGACGTCGTCGACTTCGAACGAGCGTGGTACGTCGCTGTCCCCGACGACGACGCCATGCTGTCGGTGGCGACGGACCCGACAAACGACAGTTGGCGGAGACTCTTCGCCCGCGACTGGAACTTGCTCCTCCTCCATTACTGGTACAAGAAAAGCACGTTCTTCGACGTGGTTGCGCACTACGACAATTCCGCGGCGTGGTACGCCCACAAAAGCAACGATCGGAACGAATGCTACCGCACGTTCGATGACGACAAAGCGAGGACGACGAAGGTGGCCACGACGATGCATAAATTTGTGAGCGCGATTGACATTGACGTCCCGCGCTTGCTCTTCTTGATCTTGAAGAAGAAGTACACCCATTACTTGGACGGTCCGTTCTCGTTCGATTCGCTCGCACCGTTCTGCTCAATTCTCAACCAAGTGGACGATCACACGCTGGAAAAAGCGTTGAAGGACAGCGTTAGCGTGTATGACCGGAATGGCAAACGGACACTGACGTACGTGAAAAGTACACTGGTGTCGACGCTGGGTAAATTCGGCGTCTTGGACGCCGGGAAAATGTACGAGTCGTCCATGGACGTGGTCTACAGCATGATTGATTATTACGCCGGGGCCGCGCTCGGGGTGAACATACGTTTCCATCCAAAAACATCGGGTAGTCGGTAAACACAAACAAAGTGCATCCTACATACCGACGAAAAAAAAAAGATTCAATGCGAGAAAAAGTTCCATAAGCCAAAACATAAGATGTAGATGTAAACATAAATTACAATATTCCACATATTTTTTTTTTAACCGTGTTTTCGTTCTAGTTGCGAACCCTATTTTGGGGGATGCAAGTTTCCGGGTTTTTTTTTGTCTTTGTCCTTTCACCAATTCGACGCATGGCGTGCGATCAAAGGCATGGACTTCGGGGACGACTCGAAGCCCCGCACATCGCGGACGCAGTGCCGAAGGGTGTCGCGATACACGGCCACCAGGGTGCTCACCGACGACTCGTTCGTGGGGGGGGTCTCCGCCGCCAACAACAAACATTTCACGCGGTACTGTTCGCGCAGGAAGAACGTGACGGCGTCGATGGGGTCATCCTCGCCGTTGCCCCGGCGCAGGGCTGCGTACTCCGTGGCCAGCCTTGAAAAGTCGGGCAGGTCGATCGCGCGAACATTCGTCGCTCCGTCGGTGGCAACGACGGGCCAGGACACCGCCAGCCCAGGAAACGCGACCCCTCCGTCCCCTCTCTTCGCGGCGAGCGCGGGCCACTGCGTGGTGGGCGCGGCCGCCGTGACGACCACCAGGTGGACTCGCCGCCCTTCCCGAACATCGAGGACGATCTTGTTCGTCGCCACGCGCATGGTGCTCGTTCCGCCGCCGACATCTAAAGGGGCCGCGGCGAGGATCTCGGCGCCTATGTCGATCTCCACATTCTGTGTGCGGGTCGTCGTCTTGTTGGGCGGGGCACCGTAGAGCGCGTGGCACATCGCGCTGACGGGGTCGTGGTACGCGCCGACGGTGACGTCCACCACCGACACGTCGCCCGCGGCGTTGGCGTTGGCGAACACAAACTCTCGAAATGATGGTGGGGGGGTCGCCCGCCAGTTGGCGTCCCAGGCCGTCGTGTGGTGCTCGTAGCGGGTAAACGCCGTGGTGAACCCTTCACGAAACTCGTTCGTGGTGACGAACATGGTCGTTATCCCCAACGCCTCGAGTGCTCGAAATTCTTGCATGTAGTAGTCGAGGATGGGGTCCCGCACCGAATCGGTGTAGACGACCACCGCGACATCGAACACGCTCGTGCGCGGCACCTTCGCCGCAACCTCCTTGAAGTTCACCCCGACCGGAAGTGTCGGAGGATGACGATGGAAGTGCGGCGGCGGTGGGAAAGCGTCGGTGTACGGTACGGTTGCGCCCGCGGGGATGAAGGAGTCACGCCCCGCGTGCTGGCTGTCCGTGAACACGGACACGCTGCACGGTTTCGGGTTGGTCAGGAACCCGGCATGCAGCACGTCGAGCATCGTCGCGGGGCAGAAGATGGCGACGTCGCCGGTGCAGCCGTCGAGCAGGCTGGGTGCGGCGACCTTTTTGTCTGCCGGTGCGGCGTCCGGGACCTCTACGGTGTAGAGGTGAACATGCGGATTGAGTTGAAAACCGGCGATCATGATATTCCTTGGGTTGGTTGTGGGTGTTTCAAATGTAGTTGAACGGGGGGTTGCGTGGTGCGTTTGTGCGTTTGTTGTTTGTTTTTGGATCGAGAGAGAGGGAAGACGTCGTGTGTGTGTGCGTGCGTGCATGTCGTGTTGCATGTCGTGTGTGCATGTCGTGTTGCATGTCGTGTTGCATGTCGTGTGCATGTCGTGTGGGGGGGGTATACCCGGACGGGCGATCGAAGACTACGATTGATGTGTACTCGTGTTGTTAATGCTACTTGGTGGACGTTTTCGCGCCAAAATACGTGTACCCTTTGCTTTCGAACCATCGGGCGCGCCCCCGGGCCATGCCGATAAAGATGGACAACTGATCGACGACGTCCACGATTTTTGGCGGGTGCAGCCCGTTGCCGCGCAGGATCCGACCGACGATCTGCTCCAACGATTTGCGCGGCGTCGTGAGCACCAGCGTATCGAGCCCGTTCACGTCCAGTCCTTCTTCCCCCATCGAGTAGGTGGTGAACAGGACGCTCGCATTCTTATTGTCTTCCCGCGCGCGCTTCTTCGTCTTCGTCGTCTCGCCGACGTACTGGGCGCTGTCGATGGAGGTCGGGAGCCGCGCGGCCATGTCGTTCAAATGCTTCCGACGGTCGCTCACCACCAAGACACGGCGACCGGCACGCACGAGACGCACTATCTGTTGAACAATCTTGACTGTCCGGGCCTCGTCCTCGACCATGGACGTGATCATCTTCGTGAACAGAATCTTGCCGGTGCGTGTACGCACCTCGCGCCACGCCGGCGTGTGCCGCAAGACGTCCACCGTCACCCCCACCGCGGCCGCCACCCGCCGTTTGATCCGGAAGACGACTGGGCCCAGGAGCCAGTGGACGACGTGGCCCAGGCCGTCTTTTCGGTCGGGCGTCGCGGACAGACCCAGGCGGTGGGCCGCCGAGAAGTTGCGCAACACCAACGAGAACGTTCTGGCCGCAATATGGTGGCACTCGTCCACCACCACAACGCCGACGCGCGCGAAGAACTCCGCGGGGTAGGTGCGCTGCACGATGCTGTGGAGCATGCACAATACGACGTCTTTGCCCTCGTAGTCGCACACGGTTTGCTGGACGAGCCCCACCTTGGCGTGCGGGAGGAAGGATTCGATCCTCTCCTTCCATTGGGCCAGCAAAAAGTCTTTGTGCACTACGATTGCAGTGCACTTCTTCCACCTCGATACTGCCTCCAACGCCATCACCGTTTTTCCAGAACCGCACGAGGCTTCGAGCATGCAGTCGTGCCCGGGTCCACGACCAAACTCTTGCAAAATTCTGTCCACCGCTTCCGTTTGGTATTCGCGCAGCGCGATCTTGCTCTCGCCTGCTGCTGCCTCGAACGCCGCCGAGCCTTCGTTGCAGACGTTCTTCTTCGCCCGGCCCAGACGGGCACGGCCGAGCGTGCGGGGCAGCCGGTAGTACGCGCCGACTTTGCTGTAGACTGGGAAGGCGGCGGGGGGCGGGCCATAATCGGCCGTCGCCCGCGGCGTGACGCGCATTTCCCGCAGCAACGCGTCGGGGACGTGCGGTACGTTGTACGAGGATCGGACAATGGCGTTCGGATTCTGTGGCGGGTGGTGTGTGGGCGGTACACTCTCGGTGGCAAACTCGCCGCGTCGTTCGGGCGTGCACGACGCCGCCGTGCACCCGTCGAACCCGACAAAGGGTAGCATTGTTGTTGTGTGTGTGTTCGGGCGAAAAAAAACAATCCGTCGCCGAACGCAAACACACACGAAAGTTTAAAGTATGTTTTATGTAGTTACGTTTTTCGTATTATGGTGTGCCTTACTGGCCCGACCGGACGGGTCCACATTTTGTTGCCATTCGACGGCCCATACCTCGCACGGCACATGCTGGCAGCATGTCGTCGAAAAGTGCGTGGCAAAGAACGCCATGATCATTGCTTGCTCGGCGCTCGCGGGGGGGGCGGCGAAGGCCGACGACCGCCCACCACAGTCCGGGTGTTGTGTCTCCGCCGCATGGTGTTGCATCGCATCGACCCATCCGTACCCGACCCCGTCGGAGAATTGCTCCTTCTGCCGCCACAGCACGGAAGGGATGACCTCCCCACGGAAGGCGTCGCGGAGGATGTACTTTTCGATTCGATTCGCCGTCGGCATTTTCAAACGCGGGTCGAGTTGCATGCTGTACGCCAAAAAGTCGAGATCGACAAACGGCACGCGGCACTCAATCCCCATCGCCATCAAGGCCTTGTTGGCCCGCTTGCAGTCGAAGCGGTGCAAGGACTGCACCTTGCGCACCGTCTCCTCGTGAAACGCGGCGGGTGTGGGGGCCTCGTGGAAGTAGAGGTACCCCCCGAAGATCTCGTCGCTGCCTTCGCCGCTGAGGACCATCTTCACGTCCGTGCGTTCCCGGATGTACTTGGCCAACAGGTACATGGGCGTGGCGGCGCGTATGGACGTCACATCGACCGTTTCGATGGCTCGCACGACGGAGGGCAACGCCGCCAAACCCTCGTCCACGGTAAAGTGGACCGAGTGGTGCTCGGTGCCAATGGCGGCCGCGACCTCGGCCGCGTACAAGAGGTCGGGGCTGCCCTCCAGGCCGATCGCGAACGATTGCAACGGCTTGAGTCCGTTTTTTTTCCGCATCTGCTGCGCGACGGTGGCGACGATGGTCGAGTCCAGCCCCCCGGAGAGCAGGACGCCGAACTCGACGTCCGCCTGCGTGCAGCGCTTGCGCACGGCCTCCTCCAGTCGACTCTTCAACGACTGTGGGTCGGTGTAGACGGACGGGACGTCGACGTACTGTGGGAAGAACCACCGCACGGGGACCGCGTCGGTGTGCCGCCAAGCGTGCCCCGGCGGGAACTCGTTCACGACGACGCCCGGGGCGCTCAGCATTTTCCGCTCGGAGGCGAACAAGAGGTCGCCCGTCGACGTCGTGGCGTAGTACAAAGGGTTGACGCCGATGGGGTCGCGCGCGGCCATCCACCGTCCGTCGGCGGTGGCAACGACCAGGGCAAACACCCCGTCGATCTCCCGCAAATGCTCCGTTTGCATGGCGCCAAGCATCGGGACGAGGACGTCGCAATCGCTCTGGCGCCGCGACGGTTCTCCGAACCGTTGGCACAGGGAGACATGGTTGTACACCTCCCCGTTCACGACGAGCGCCGTCGAGGCGTCGGCGTTCGTCAGCGGCTGCGTGCCCGGGACCCCAACGACGTGAAGCCTGGCATGCGCGAGAGTGATCGATTCGAAATGGACGATGCCGAACGCGTCCGGGCCACGGTGGACCATTTTGTCCCGGGGGACGGGGCGGATGCTGGACTGGCGGACGTGCGCATAAATGCCGCACATGATTTTTTGTAGTCGTGGGGAGAACAATTTCGGCCGACTGGCCGCGCGCGCTATTTCATTGCGACAAAGACGCAATGTATTCGCCGTATTTGCGATCGATATTCACGCCCTTCTTCTCGCATAGTGTGCGGAACCCGTCGTAGATTTCGGAATCGTGCGCGAAGCAGGCCGTCAGAAACAGGAAGTCCTGCACAGGCCGGGACAGATCGAAGCCGCGCGCGCTCTGGAACTGGGACGTGCGCCGGACCGGGTGCCGTATCCGAGACGACGCGTTCGGCAGCAGTTCGAACACAAAGTCGAGGACGTTCCCGGCAGACAGCAGCAAGAACAGGGCCCACAGATCGTCGGGGTAGGGCTGCGTCGACAGCGCCAATTTCTCGTAGATCGTGCGCGAGTTTTTTTTCCCCGTGATCCGGCGCGAGAGGTAGTGGACGAAGTAGAACAGCGGCGAGACGTGCGGCATCCATTGGGTAAAGTACGTACCTTTTTGGCTGACCGCCACTTCGCCGCACAGCAGGTCGCCCGCGGCAAGGTCGGTACCGTCGGTGCGTGGCGGACAGACGTGGACAGGCCCAACGTGCACCCCGGTCACGTGCTGGGTCGTCTTCTGAAAGAAGATACGCTTCCCCGTCTTCTGTCGCGACGCGATGTCCAGTTCGTCGCAGAACCCGTAGAAATGCGCGCCGATCGGGATCGTCTTGACGACCTCGGCAAACACGAACGTACTTAATTCATGCCGAATTTGGTCTTTCGATTTGGCGTATTTGGTGAAGGTAAACATTCCCGGCTTTGCCTTTGTTCGCGCAGCAACACGACGACGGTGACGGGTCTTTTACGGGACCTGGCCCCGCACCCACACGTGGATGCGCGCGCGCGTGCGTGCGTGCGTTGCGGGGGGTATACCCGACACATCTGAACGCCGCCCACAATATACATAAAAAAACTTAACCATCGGTTCTTCTTTTTTCTTCTTCGAAATATTAAATATGGATTTGATATTATTTATTACGGATGTTAAACACCCAAAACGCTTTTTTTTGGAAATGATCTGCTGCATCCTTCACGCGTGCTTCTTGCTCGTGTTGCTCATCACGATCTGCGACGTCTTGGACTGGCTCGTGGAACAACCCGGCGGTCCGTGTATCATTGGTGTGTATTTGATCTGGAATATTCTTCTTCAAATCGAACTCCACCAGTATTAGACTAGGTAAGTATAGTAACAGTGGCGGTGTTACCGTCCTTGTCCACTACCGCGTATACGCCATTGACGGCCGGGGCAGTGACTTGGATGGAATCAGTTGGGGCACTATACCGGAGAAGGGTTGCGTCCCATGTGTATGTAAAATCCGGATCCAGTGGATAAGTACCGTCGTCGGGGTTTTGCACATACAAATCCATGAGTGGGTTGGCAACGATGACTTTGTACACATCTCCTACAGGAAATGTCAGTAGGTACTGTCCGTCCACGATTTGGGCGCCGCCGCCTTCGAGTAAGATTACCTTCGCGGTGAGGGTATCGATCGTAACCAGGAGCGCGGGCCACTCCTCGCTCGCCGCGGTCGTCTCGGTAGTAAGAGTTGCAAGACTAGTTTCCATGGCAGTGATGGAGATCGTCAGAGCAGCCAAGTTTGCGGTTTGGGATAATTGTATATCAGTCACGTCTACAAGTGCGGCTTCCAGTACCGCCGTGCCACCGTCCGCGCCCGGTGGTCCCTGTGGTCCTTGTACCCCCACTTGACCGGCCGCCCCATTCTGGCCCGCCACTCCGGGGGCTCCACGGTCCCCGCTCAAGTCGCCTTTCTCGACCCACCCGGTCCCGTTGAAACAGAACAGTTTGCTATCGTCCGGGTCCTCCGGGTCGTCCAGATTGGTCAGGGCAAACTGCCCGGTCGTCGGGGTGTCGTCGAAAGGCCATTCCCCAACGGGGTAAGTGGTGAGCAATATGATATCGGCGACGACAAAACTGATCGTGAACGAGTTGCCGTCGAGCCCGGGGGCCCCCGCGCTCCCTGCATCCCCCTTGGAACCTGAATTACCTTGCAGCCCTGGCAGCCCTTGCTGTCCTTGCAGCCCTGGCTGTCCTTGAGCACCTGCGACTCCTGGAGGTCCTGCCTGTCCTGAATCACCTTTGACTCCTGGTTGGCCTGGATCACCTGGATCACCTTGAGCACCGTTGGCTCCTGGATCACCTGGATCACCTTTGGCTCCTGGCTGGCCTTGCTCTCCCATTTCTCCCATTTCTCCCATTTCTCCGCGCACGGTCGTTCGAAGCATTTTTTTGGAATGTTGTTGTGTGTTGTGTGTTGTTTGATTATAGGGAAATAAAAAAAAAATAAAAAGGGGTCATGATGATTTATGTGAGCATGGCCACGCGCGCCTCCAAATCCGCCACGGCTGCTAGTAGCGCCTCCATATCACTCGCAAATTCGTTTGCGTCAGTAGTAAAGTCGGCCACGTTTTTCGGCAACCCGGTCGCGGTCGCCATTCGGTCGGCTTGCAAGACCCAGTCTTCGATCAATTGCGTTGCGTCCACCTTCACCACAAGCACGGCTTCAGTGCTTGCGTCGTTGCCTGCGATCCCTTGGACGCCAGGGGGTCCTCGGGCCCCGACGGCCCCGTCGGTCCCATCGACTCCTGGTAGGCCTTGATTTCCTCGCGCCCCGCCTAGGTCGGCGTGTAGCGTCCATTGATTGTTGTTGCCGAATTGGTAGAGTTGACGGCCGGACAGGGCAAACTGCCCGATCGTCGGGGTGGCGTTGACCCATCCCGAGGGGTAACCGGTGAGCAATTCGATATCGTCAACGACAAAGTCGATCGTGAACGACTGTCCGGGAAGACCAACCGATCCGTTGTCGCCACGCATACCGGGGTCGCCGTCGGGGCCCTTAGTACCGGACACACCTTGGACGCCACGGAGTCCTTGGGCCCCGACGGCCCCGTCGGCTCCGCGCGGGCCCGTGTCGCCACCCGCACCCTTCGCACCCTTCGCTCCCGCATCACCGGGACTGCCCTTCGCGCCGGAGGGTCCTGGGGAACCACGATCCCCGTCCGCGCCCGCCACTCCTTGGAGTCCACGCGGTCCTTTCGTTCCTTTAATCGCGTATCGTAACATGTTGTGTGTGTGGTTTTTATTCATGGTCCTGAAAAAAAAAATTGAGAAGTCGACAATTATATTTTCGGATTCAGTTGCTGCACGATCCGCGCGTGTGCTTCGGGTGCGGGTCGGGGACACGGACCGCGGCACAGGCGTTCGCACGAGCCGAGTGAATCCCGGCATTCTCACGTTCGGAATACCTGCCGCACTTGTCGCGCACCAACGGATGGCTCTGCGCGGCGTCGCCGGCGTAGCAACTCGCCCCCATCTGTTGACGTTTAAGCATTTGTCGATCGTCGTCGTGTTCGTTCAACTTGACAATGTTCTTCGAAGTGACATTTCCCATACTGATTTTTCTCTTTGCCCCAGATTTTTTTTCGCTCGGACGACGACCGTCTTGGCTCAACAACCATCAAACACCGTTGGGTCACATGTCGGTCGGGCGGCCGCGGATTGTTGCACCATCACCGGACATTCCTCGCCCGCGCCCGACGTTTCGTGCTCGAGGCCGTGCGCGTGCCCCATCTCGTGCCAGACCAGGTATGTTCGGTAGGCGGCGCGGTCTGGAAAGTGGGACCGGGCGACCTCGTAGTCCCAGTTGTCGCGGTTGAAGTATATCTGCACGGGGCGTTCGCCGTACGCGCAGACGCTGAACCCGTCGAACTCGTCGAAGAACGTGTCGACGATCGTCCGGTTGGACCACATGCGAAGGACGACCTGTGCGGAGGCTGCGTCAAGGACTTCCTGGTACACGTGCCCGTGCCCGTGCTTCTTGCGAACGCTCTGGTCGCTCAAAATGTTTCGAATCGCGGCCCGTTCGTCGGGTCGGACGGAGGGGTCGAACGTGTAGCGGAAGACGACGTCGTGGCCGCCGCCCAGCACCATGTTCAGGGACACGCGCGGGCACGTGCCGGCGGTCCACGCTCGGTGGATGCTCTGTGCCACTGGGTCCGTGTGATGGAACAGGAACTGTCTGTTCTTCTTCCGCCCGATCGGTTCGAAGTGCGAGTGGTTTTTCCAGTATATGATGACGAGGTCTTTGTGCTTGTTCAACTCCACGACGCCGCAGTAGATCCCGTTCGTGGTGCTGTCGATGAAGACGTGGTTCAGCCCCAACTTATGCAAAGTGTACACTATCAAGTGTATTTCCGCCCACGTGCTGTAATTCGCCAACTCGTCCACCGCCTCCTCGTACGTCGGCACGCTCGCCCGTGCGTCGGGGGACAATTTCCGGGTGTCCCAGAAGCGCTTCCACCCTCGCTCGCGCTCCTCCTGGGTGAGGAACCGTTCAACTTTCTCCCGGAGGGCTTTTCCAATCGCCTTGCGTTCGGGTCCGGATTTGGCGTGGTAATCGTGGGCGTTGGTCGCCGCGGCGAGAGAATCGTAGAAGCAGTTGCCCTCCCCGTGCACACCGAACGAGTGCATGGAGAAGACGGACCCGTTCTGTTTTGTGAAAAATTGTTGGCACAGAGCGTACGGTAAGAGTTCGAACTTCCCCAAGCCCGGCATATCTCTTCGATCGTTTTGTTTCGGCGGCAAGAAAATAAAAGGTCAAGACTCGGACGACTCTTCCGATTCCTCCGACGACTCGGCCTCCGACTCGGTGGCCTCGAGCACGGACGACCGACAGAGTGGGCAGGAATTGTGCTTGTACTTGAACACCCACTGCCGCATGCACCCGGCGTGGAACTTGTGCGTGCACGGGAGAAGGCAGAACGTCCGCAACGGTTCCAGGCACACGGAGCACTCGTCTACCTGCCCCCCCGCGTCGAGTTCCTCGAAATAACCATCGAGGAAGTCGTCCTCGTCTACTGCATGGAACAGGGTGCAGGCATTACCCATAATTTCACGTTGCGTAAGATTATTTATTTTTTCCTAAGATAGGGGTACATCTGCTTGCAGCGCCGGATGCGCTCGACGTCGTCGTACTCTGTACGCGTGGTTGCGTTCATCAAACGTCGGCACTCTTCCATGGAGACAAGGGGGGGTTTGCGGATGCATGATGATGCCTTCGCGAACGTGTGGTCGCACATCATCATGTTTGACGGCGGGATTGAGGACAATGTAACACGCATTATTGTAGATTATTTTTAATTCTTACCCTTGAAAAAAAAAAAAGATGGCCGCCCTGATCCAGACCAGGATCAAGGAAGATGAACTTTTTCTTCTTGCTCCCGGTAGATAAGGGCGAACAAGTTCCGCACAAGTCGGTGTCGGACATACTGCAGTACTTGACGCTCCTCGATGATGAGGTGTAGAGTTAGGTTTTAAAATGTTGCCGGTAAGAAAAAAAAAATGCGAGCGTGGCGGCGTCATATTCGAATGGAGGAATTGCGCGGCAATCAACGGTTGACGAACGAGCGCCGACGCTTCAATGCCCGGCTGCGGGGTGGCGGCGACAACAATTCGAACGGGTTCACCACCAGTTGCTGGGGGCCCGCGTTGTGGCATTATTGGCATATCATTTCGCGCAACTACATACCGGACAGAAAACAGGTCTACATCGATTTTTTGAAGGGTCTCCTCGGGACATTACCGTGCAAAGCGTGTCGCGACAACCTCCCACAACGATTGTCGGGCGTTGGGTACAACATCGACGAGCATTCGAAAAACGACTGCTACACAAGTCGGGACGCGTACACGCGTTTTGTCTTTGCCGTGCATGATGCGGTCAACACGGCCTTGCACAAATCGACGACAACGACTTTCCCGTCTGACTATGACAAGAGGGTGGCGTATTACGAACAGTTCCGTGCGAAAACGTGCTCCGCGATTGAAGAGGTCGCCTGTCGAGGTCCGTTGAATGTACGGCTCACGATCGGTGGTGAGGTCGATAATCGTACTTTGCTGTGCGCTGGAGCCAAGAAACGGAAAATAAAACCACCAGCAGACGAAGGGGAACAACCCAGAAAAAGACCAAGAGTAGAGGTAATTGTCATTTCCGACGAAGAAGATTCCGACGAAGAAGATTCCGACGAAGGAGATTCCGACGAAGGAGATTCGGAGGTAATTGTCATTGGCGACGAAGATTCCGACGACGAAGATTCCGACGAAGAAGATTCGGAGGTAATTGTCATTGGCGACGAAGATTCCGACGAAGGAGATTCGGAGGTAATTGTCATTGGCGACGAAGATTCCGACGAAGGAGATCCCGACGACAAGGAAAGCAGCAGCAGCGAAGAGGATAGCAGCGAGGAAGAAGCGGGGGGTAAAGGGAGCAGCAGCAGGCGCCCCCCACCATTTGACGTGGAGGCTGCTCGGTTTCTTGTCCGGTATTATGATGCGTACAAAGATAAGTCGCTCAAAACCCGAACGTTGACACAATATACCAACTACCTGAAGGGGTTCCAACGCTACATCAAAGAGCATGGAGACGGCGTCGTTCGGGAAATTGCAAACCGAATTCCCACACACGAAGAACTACAGGACTATAAATCGCGAGATATAGAACGATATACATTGCCCGCGACACTCATCAAAGGAGACACGAACGTCGTTATGGAGGACACCACCGGCGTCGAAAAGGGCCAGTACGTGTTCGGCGATAACATTTTGTATTACACGACCGTCGTCTCGGTAACTGCAAATACTTCGATCGTACTGAGCATGGCCACCGGGGGTGCCGGGGCGGCGGACCTTACGTTCTCCCACGACGACGATGCGGAGTTTTATCCAACGGATTGGAGGAAACAAGAAGCAATAACACTGTATTCAAACATACTAAGCAAAATAAAACAAGCGAACAAAACATGTCTTGGGCGGGAGTGCACCAGACAAATACCATACAATCAAGAAGATGGGTTCTGCGCAAAATGTCGAACGAACATGGAGAAGGTTCCCAACGCCAAAGCCGCCTACTTTACCCGATTTCAAACGGATTTGGACGAGTTCAAGCGCACATTCATCCCACCCGGTGGGCCGTCGTCAGGAATCACCTTTGGCGAACATATAGAAGACAGTCCATTTATAAAGTATCTCAAAAAAGGACGGGGTCTGAAGGGTAGGTATTTGGCACAGCGAAGCAACGGAACGTTTATTGACTTGACCCTTCCCAACAATACATTGCAACAAACGCTTTCGGCCGACGAGTTTGGCCGCGTAGAAACAAGAACAATGGAAAGCGAATACGAAAAGAAACTACAACAACGACACGATATGCTGGCTGTGTGGGGAGAGGTTTATATGCTAGTGAAGGCGTGGCCAGGTCGCGTGTCCAGTTCTGACACCTACTATACATGGCACGACGACAGGGGGGAAGATGATAAAAAGAAAAGAGACTATCTATTCATACACAACGAAGCATTCAGAGATACCATTCTCGACCTATCCAATATACATACTTTACAATGGCGCGACAACGAGAACAACAAGAGCAACGTTTTGAACCAGGAAGTACCGCACAACGAGTGCGAAAATGTCGATCTATACGATAAACTCAACAAGACAGGAGGAGGATTTAAACTGAAGAACGAAAGAATGGTGGTTTCGGTTTCCGAGAACGGTATTTTTAAAATTGTTCAAACGCACCGACGACGCGGAAAAACATGGGCCCTATGTAGAAAAGGGGGGGAAGACTATATAGGCACGAAGATAGAAACAATTGGAAAAGAGTATAAAGCAACAACGAACAACGGAACAAACCGGTTTGAAATCAAACTCAAGGCGTACGACAAAGAGGGCACCGAACAAAGATTTAAACCGTTCACGTTCATTGGAAAAAATATTTCCAGTGATCCATTAAAGCATGATTCGGTATTTGATCATTTTGAAGAATTTGAATGGGTGCCAACGATACTACCGGATGGAGGGTATGGTGTAAGAGAATGGTAGTAATGCGAAAAAAGAACAAAAAAAAATATTTGTTGCACAGTACACCCCGGAAGAGGTTATACCGGCGCTATTTTAGAGCACATGATCGAGAATAAAAAAAAGCCGCCACCGCCGGGGCCGCCGGCAGTTCTCGGAAACGTCCACGGAGTCGTCCATAAATATCTGGTCCTAGATAAAAAACAAGAATTAGAGTTATCGTTTTTCAAACCATGAATCCGATGACGAAGCATGTTGCATGCGAAAACGTACGAGGAGCAAAGCACGATAGATGCTGGAAACGAAACGATTTAATATCCTGTCACCTGTACATGGACAGGAAAAACATGATACAAAAAAAATGTAGTTGTGGCCATAAAAATAAACCCACAGGATTCCCCAAGTTCATAACCATGCCGAACTTCGTAGTCAATGGCTGTGGACCGCGTGGTATGGGACCCGACTCTGCCGCAAACAAATTCCTACTACCGCAAACAGTTTCATGCTGCAACGCGCATGACTTGTGCATGAACGACAAGATCGTCGATAGTGGGGTGTGCGCGGAGGAATTCACCCAATGCCTAAAACACGTGCCGGATTTCTCTACGATGGGGGTCTTTCGACGCAATTTGCTGGACCATATGGTGAAAACCTCATCGTATAAATTCGTCAAGGACGCGGCAGACTACAATTGTTCTTTCACCTAAACATATATAGACAACCCAACTACGATATAATCGAGACACTCAGATGATGAATCGCCACGCCAGTCGCGGCGCCTGCGAGCACTTGAGGAATCGTATGACAGTTCGACCACACCCGTTGCGCCATGAGAAGAAGTGCGACGATCCGCGCCGACGTTGATTTGGGCCATACCATGAGCAGTAACAGAACCATCAATTGCGTATGGGCGCTTGGCATGCCCCACACAGACCATCCACACGACGTATCAGGTCGTGGCTCTCGAATGGTCACTTTGAGGGCGTAGTTGATCGCTGCTTGCGCTACCAAAACGACGACGATACCTGCCGTACCCTTTGTGAGAAGAACGTAGACCGTTAAAATGTACGGTGTCCACGACAGCATATTTTGTCTATGACGAGAGATTTTTTTTACCTATAAGCCGACAAGCCATTGACCGGTGTAGAACACGACGAACAGTATGAGTGTTGTGACGGAGTAAACCGCGGCAACCGATATTCGATGTTCTGCAGTCGGGTATTGGAATGATTGTGGAAATGTGGATTTCAACGTCTCCAAGACCATGAACTGGGTAGTGGCCAGGGCGGCCGCCAACGAGAGTAGAAATCGACTCATTTATTATTTTCTTATACTATAAAAAAAAATCAATACCCCTATGTCATCATTCCACACCACTCAATTTCACCAGCAATGCGGCGGGCTCAGCATGGTCCCCGGTCGCCCAAGCGATACACAGAACCTGGAAGCCATCAACAAGAGCACCGGTCTATACAAAACATGTTGGGAGTGTGTGAAGACATGCGACCCGAAGAAAGACAATTGTGACATTTCGGCGTGTTTTGCTCCGCACGTGACGCCGGCGAAACTAGAAACGGAGATGAAGAAGTTTGCCCAACAATAAACGACGTCCGTTTTACCTTATATTGTTTTTTTTCCGAACAGTGTGAGTACACCCGCCGCGTCGTAGGGCAACTGTCTAGAGATCAAAAGACCGGTGGCGATGCCCGCAGAGTTTATCACGATATCTTCCCAAGTACTCTCCCAATACGTGAGGTACGTATACTCGCCTGTTTTGCCTACCCGTGTCCGGGCGGTGCGTGACAGGGTGGTCTCCTTTGCCGTCGTTTTCATGAGCAACTCGACCCCTTCCCACACCAGGCCTGTCACCAAGTAGTAGGACCAACTGGAAGGCGCCATCACAGTCGCCGCGAGCCAGAGCAGGAAGTGGGAGAGTGGCCACGTGCTGATGGGGAACCCATAGAGGGAAAACAGTCTCTTGTTCATCGGGTCCGCCAGCACCGCGCATTCTTCGAATTGCGTGAGGTAGAAATAGAAGTAACCGACGATGCTGCCCCCCAAAATGCCAAGGTACACGAGTTGAAACCAAAACGGACTGTACATCGTCGTTTTGCTCAGAACCATGATCGATACCACGGCGAGGAGCAGCATCGTCCAAAACGTAACCAAGGGAAACGTGTGTAAATGCCATGTTGGGTCTTTGACGCCGTAGAGTCTCTGACCGATGCGCTGCACTTTCGCAGCGCATGTTTCGGCCACACGATCGCGTTTCAGAACGGCCTTCGAATCCATCGTTCTTTTTTGTTTCTTTTTTTTAACGGAGAAAAAAAAAGTAGAATTGGGTTATTTTTTTCATGTGACCCAACTAACCTCGGCCAGGGACGACCCATCATCCTCGGAGCGTCCACCGAACCACGCCGACCGTTCAATGATGATTTCCACGTCTCTCTTCGACAGTGCGTGCGTCACATTGTCGACGACGACGACGGCGTTGTCGCGGAGCAGCGCCCGCACCACCGTCTTCTCCAAGACCGCGTGGGGGCTGAGCGCGAGGTGGCCCACAATCTTGTAGACTCGGATGGTGGCGGGCGGCGGGGCGGCGGCGGCGGCTCCGCCTTCTGCGGCTCCGCCTTCTAAGACGATGGGCGCGTGATCGGGGACCATAAAATATCGCCGTTGGTAGCCGGCAAGGTAGATCGTCTGCTGTGGTCTTGGCGCGGCAGGGGCCGACGTCGTGCCTCCCATGATTTTTTTTTTACATCGACACATAAAAACGAAGGTAACAATGACCGAAGGAGATCCCGTCGCCGACAATACTATCTCGGCCATGCTCGCGAAAGTAAAACGGGAACTTCTGTCCTCCCCGCCGCCCGCCGAGCCCCGCCGCCCCGTGCTGTGCGACTGCGAGGCGTTTGCTCGACGGATCCATACGATGGTGTTGCGGGGCATGGTCCCCGGGAACTCAACCGACCCGGGCTTGACCGTTCACGTCCGCGCCTTCCAGGCAGAACTCGACGTTTTGCCGGAAGGGTGTCGCGCGGCGCACGACGACCTCTTCGCGCAGAAAATGCAGTTCCACGACCAGGCGCTCGCGCAGTTGGGCTACGCGATCCTTCAGTCGTGGAAGACCGTGGCGTCCGCGATGCAGCAGCGGGAGCAGAACCGCGCGCAGCACGACGCGGCGACCGACGCGGAGGCCGAGCAGTGGCGGCAATGGTCTCGGGAAATGTTCCCACACCACACACCATCGACCGACTCCGACCCGACCCCGCTGCCGCCCAAGACTTTCGTGGACAACGAGTACGCCCAAGCGGAACAGGCCGTCGCCCGGCAGAAAGCATTGCTCGACGCGAAAGTGGTCGAAATAACCGAGGCGTTGCACCGCCAGCCGAGCCCGGACACCATGGGTCCGTTGCGGAAAGAAGAGCAAGAGTTGCGGAGAGCGTTTGACCGGGCCATCCACTACAAGGCCGTGGTCCGGGAACGTCTGCTGACTTCTTCGTCGTCCCTTGCCGTCTTCCGCGACCCGCCCACGTCGCCCCCCCCCATCACCGCCCCTGGAAGCGACGAGGAGGTCGCGGAGGCAATCGGACGGGTGATCGAGGAGGAAAGCCTCAAGCAAAAATTATGCGAGTACTTTGACACGCGCGAGTATTTGTCCTATTTGGTCGAGAGCCATGCCGCGGCCATGGAGAACTTCACCACGACACTGTTCGCAAACCTGAACCACATCTGCGGCGGCATCGACACGGCGACGGATTGCGCTTGCTGTCTGTTCAGACAAGACGTGGCACGCCGCACCGCCTTCGTCGCTAAGTTGTACACGGGGGGGCATGCGATTTTGGCCGCGCGTGCAAACGTCTAATTCTAAGTTCATTTGGAGTCATTCATTTTTTTTCGTAAGGACCGATGTCGTCAGGTAAAAAATAGTAAGTAAGGTGACGTATTGGAATGGATGCTCGTTGTACGAATGGAAATACTGTGGCTAATCGCATTTGTCCTCACTCTTGTCGGGGGTATTGTCCTGGGATCAACATGTCAAGACCAATACTCAGATGAGTGCCAAAGTTGTATGGACCTTGTTAAAAAAAAATCGCCCGTAAGATTAAAAAAACACACACATAATGCCCCGAAGAAAATTAAGTGCCCCGCGCAGAAGGAGCCCTCGTTTACGGGGTGGGGAAAACATCACGATCGACACGACACAATTCAAACAAAATGTGGCTAAGATCATAAATGGTTTGTATAAAGACGGAAAAAAAAGGTTGGAGGTATTTGTGGCCATTTACGAAGCCCTTGGACAGTCACGCGCGGTGTCACTTCCCCGGTAACACGAACGCTTCAGTACGACCCACGGGACCACCTGTCGTATCTGACGCTGCGCCCAAAACCCGTCCCGTCATGCAGATGATGTTTGCAAAGTTGGAACTCTCGTTGCCAAGGTTTAGGTTTAGGTTGTTGCCAACTCAATTCTCGCCTGCTGAATATGGGTGGTTTAGCAATGTAAGTACACGTAAACGCTTCACCTGAGTCCGCGTATGTTTCTTGTATTTTGCACGTAGGTTTAGTATATTTCCGTTTTTCGAAGACCCCGCCTTTTGCGTCGCATTTTGATTTGAGTTTTGAGGTTTGAGTCATAGTGTCGTGTTGTATTTTTATATACGCAACCAAAAAAATTGTCTGGTCCGACAAGCGATGATCCGAGTCGGCAACTCGTCGGCCCAATTATTTTGGTTGCGTATATAAAATACAACACGCATGCCCATATATATTTTTTTTCGAAAGTAAACTAAAACAACCACAAACATGTTTTCCCTCGACTTCCTCTACCAACTCTTGGTCGCGTCACTGGTCGCATTGATTTGCCTTATCATTGGGCTTATCGTACATTATCGTCCCATCGTCGACAAAGAATTGCAGAACGCGCGCAATCTTATGGCGGAGGCGAAGACCGCGTTGGCGATGGTCAAGTCCATCAAGAATCCGCTCGATCACTTGTTCGCGCCATCGCCGGCGAAGAAAGACGAGGACGTTCTCGGCGATTTCCTTAGCCTGATCCCGAAGTAGTTTAATTTTTCCCTTCGTCCAAGCGTTCACTCTTTTTATCGTCTGCATTGTCTAAACGTGTAATGGTATACTGGCTGCTGACAACGCACGCGGTTGCCCTGTTTCCGATCGGGATTTTCATATGGAATTGGAAACGACGGAGAGACACACCTTCTATTTTTATGCTGATTAAATTTTTATATTGCGTGACCTACTCCTTGTTGTACCATTCGTATCATAGTTTAAACGAACAAATAACAACGGATTTCGACCATTCGAATTGGGCACTGTTGGATGGGTATTCATCCACGAATTTGATCTTCACAACGGTCCTGTACGGGCTACGCGTACGCGAGCCACAATTGTACATAACGAGTTTTGCCGTCGAGAGCGCTGTTCTGGTGTTTTATCTATGGCGGGAATTACGGGTACTTATAACGACGTGGTATTTGACAGTGTGCAGTCTCGCCGTTGCAATACTGAAGTGGAGAACCATCTGGCGGTATATATTGTACTTTAAATGCTTATCGTTTCTTACGATTTCGTGTGGCATAGTTGCAATTTGTATGTTTGTGTCTGCAAGTAATAATTGGGGCGACGAATCATCGTACGTACTCTACCACTCACTCTGGCACTGTTTCATCTTTGCTACGGCCGGGTTTTCGGCCTTGTTGCGGTATAAATTGGACGAACGGTTGTACCCCGTCCAGAATGGACGGGGGCAATTGGACTCCATTTGAATTTCTCCTCCTCCACGCGATCAGGCGACCGCCGCCGACCAGACGAACGCGCTTGAACGACACTTTCAGGCGCGCCCGCATATCTTGCACACAAGCCAACGGCGCTGTGATATCGATTACTTTCCGAGACGCCCGGACAAAGTAGTCCACGAACGTATTCTTCGATCGTGACGTTGGCGGTACACACCGTTCAAAAAATGCGCGCTCCGCTGCCACAACATATCGCGACACTGCCCGGATGTCGCTGCATACTCTCGCGGCCGTCACGACCGTCCGACCGTCGCAGAACGACAGAATTCGGTACCAAATATCTTCTGATACATACATAATGTTTTTTTTTTTCGCGCCGCGACACACTCCTCCCCATATATATATATATGACTTAGGGGTTCTCTGCACAGAGAGTCGGGGTTTTTGTGCGCGGAGAGAGAGAGAGAGAGAGAGAGAGGTCGGTATACCGGGTGGTCACCTGCTCGGTCAGTTGTGCCGAATATGTTCCCAACCCTATGTAAAACATACATTCAAAAAAAATCATGCAACGCGTGGACATTCCTACCGACATCGTCGATTCCGTGAACACGGTCCTCGACACCGTGCGGCTGGAAACGACGTCCGAGAGTGAGGTGGAAGTGCGCTTGTACGGCCCGTCCGGTTCGAAAGGCGTGCCGAAAACGTTCTACGAAACCCTCCTGGAATTCCTCCGCACGAAAACGGACTGGGATTCCATAACGGACGTAGAGAGCATTGATTTCTTCTACGACAACACCCGAAGAACAACGAAAACATTTGCGTCGGACGGTTCCTATAGACTCACGCACGAAGAGAAGACAAGGGTCGGCGAGGTCCATTTGTCTGTGTCAGGACACCCGGAAGTTTCCCGTATTCGCATCTCGCACAACCGGGAGACCGAGGTTGAGCCGAAACTCTTCGTTACCCCGACACTCGTGCGCCGAAAGACGCGCTCCTCGTTCCTGTTCCACGGTTGGTCCTACGATCTGACCAAAGTGTGGGAGGGCGCTCAGTACTCGGTGGTCCAACAACGATTCTGCGAGGGGAAAGGACCGTCCTCGTACGAGGTGGAGATCGAACGGAAGACCGACGTGGCGCCCTACTCCGCGACCTACTTGGCGTGTTCGTTACTCTTGAAGGTTCAGAGTGTGCTGAAGCCGTCCCAGGTCGCCTTCGCCGCCGCGCGATGATTTCCGGTGTCGAGTACTCCTCCTCCGGTCAAGAGACGATCTTCTTCCAGAAGATCACCCGCACAATGCGGCGCCATCCAGTCCTGGTCAACGGGCAATACACGGTCTATTTTGCCGGGAGGAAAATACCGTTTCCGAGCGAAGCACTCTTCCCTTCGCTGTTGCACCAGTACGTCGGGTACGGTACACGGATGATCGTCACGCGCCCCGCCTTCGACCTCGAGACGTTCCACAAAGAGACGACGACGCAGAAGGAGGACGGGATGGAAGACGACGACGTGGAAGACGAATTCGAGGAGGACTCCTCCACGTCCGCGGACGAAGAGCAGCGCTCGGACGAAGAAGAAGTTGACTCGGACTCGTCCTCGGACGAATCCGACTCGGACGACTGGCTTTGAACGCAAACCCCGGACCGTTATATTGTTGCAACTAAGTCGACCACGCTAATTCCTCCTTTTTTTACCGACACGTGTCGCGCAATTTTACAAACTCGTCGTCGGCAGTTCGAAATAGATCGTCTTGGACATGCATATCATGCACAGTTTCGAACGCCGCCGAGAACAACGAATGTGACACTTGGGGTAAAACCCCAGGCAAGGACACAAGGTGTAGCAACAGCGGTCCGTGGACAAGACCCCGTCACACACGAAGCAATGGGTCTGGGAGCGTGTCTTGCGCTTCACGAATTCGTAGTTGGACTCGACGAAGAGTGGGAGCGGGTGCGGGAGCGGGTAGTAGAGCGGCAAATGCCGCCGGGCGTAGAACGCCCGGCACGTCTGGAGAAACGGGAGGGGGTGAGGGAGGAAGGCCGATACCGCGGCGAGCACCCCGTCCGGGAGAAGCATTTTCTTTTTCAATCTCACATTTGCAAAACAAACGAACGACCGCATGTTTTAACACCCGCGCTGCTTCAAGCATTTAGTGACGCACCCTTTGGAATTGAAAATCCCACCGACTACTTTGTCCACGCCAGACGCACAGGCTGCGTTGCAGTACGTCGATTGTGCTTTGCAGCATTTGTTCTGGCATTTGCCGCCTCCCTGCTGGTCCGCACCACACTGCAGTTGTTTTCCGCCGGCCACCGTTCCGGGGGGCTGGGAGTTGTACTTGAAGATTTGCGACCCCCACGCGTTGCACGGCACGTCGTCCGGCCAGGATGGGCACCGCCCCCAAGGCCGCGTGATGCCGTAGAGTTTCGTCCCGACCACATACCCGAGCCCGCTCCCCAAGACCAAACCCGCCACCGCCCCGATGGTGCCGCCCATGCTGTGGCCCAGCGCCCCGACGACGAGGCATCCGGCGAGCGCCCCGGCGCCTCCGGCCCGTGGATTCCTCTGCGGCGGGAGCATGCACGCCGTCGGTTTCTTCGACAGTGGCACCCCTCGGTCCGTGTAGCATTTGCTGTTGGCGGGTCCGGAAATATTGGTGAGCCCGCCTTTGGAGCAGAATGTGATCTTGCGCTGGATGCAACTGTATTTGTCTTCGGGCGAGACCTTTTTCGTGTCGTCGCACCGCCCCGATTCGGTCAGCATCGCACCGAGACCCAAGAATGCTTTGAATTGGCCGGTGGTGAGGCCCGAGATGGCCTGCTCGAACGGGTTGTTCCCGGTCGTGCCCATGTATATCAACACAACGACCCCCCCGACGAGAACGAGCGGGGCGAGCGATTTGATGAGATCGTCAGACATGGTGGAGGATGTTGTTTTGGTATTTCTTCGTACACCGAGAAAATAATTTCTGTGTGTATAAATAAAAAAAACATGAACCGATGGTTAGAATTCCTACTCGTCGCCATGCTTGTCGGGGGGGTGATGGTCGCATTGAAATCGGATGCGCCGTCGGGCAAGCCGCCACCGTGCCCTAAAGATTGTACCCAAGCAGGTGTCGTGTGCCCGCCGTTCTGCACGCGAGAGTTCAACAAAAAGCCACCCCCGAAACACGCTGCACCGGTACCCATCGGTACCAAGATCCTCAACGAGGTCAAGGTGATCGGCAAGGTGGTGGTCAAGGTGGCCGAGCAAGGGAGACAGTCGGTCGACAAGTTGTTGACAGGCAACAGCACCAAGACGAACCTTGCGAACGGGTCCAAAACGGGCGCGCAGGTCGGGTGTTCCGGAAAAGTCGGCGCCACCGCGGATGCCTTTTCCAAGCAATGTGCATCCGGGGTGTCGTGCGGTGGCTACT